TCAGGACGGTTTAGGTTCGTCCTGCCCTTTGTAGTTCACTTCACCATAGGTCTTGAAACGGATAATCATTTCTCCAGCCCATTCATTGATTGTATTAGCAATACGTGCTTGCTCAGGAACAATTTCATTATACCAAAATGCTTCTCTTGCTTCACTAATTGAACCAAATCCGCCAGCATTGGAGGGAATAATACCGAGCAGTTGTGGAGGTGTCCGAAATGATGCAAGGATGTCATCACGTGTTATAGATTTAATATGCGTAAATTCATCTTTGGCTGCAAGTTCACTAATAGGGATTAATTGCAATCCATCTTTTTTTCCACCTGGAGCATGAAGGAATAAATTTCTGAAGTTACCCGGGCCACGTGAATCTTTCATTGCCTGTTTAATACCTTCCACATCTTCATCATCAATTTGAGAATCTGTCATATATAAAATGAAACCAGCATGTGAACCATTATTATAATATTTTCGACGGAATAGCGTTGCGGATTCATTAAGCCAAGCTGATTGCAAGGCTGACATATATTCAGGTACACCATAGATTTCCTGATTAATGTCTGTTGTTTTTACACAGCAAACACTTCCTTGAGCAAACTCATGTTCCTGATATCCTTCTGTCAACATTAAATATTTATTTGGTTCCTTCATGCGTCGTACATATTTGCCCATTAACCCTTTGAACTGCATAGGTTCATTAAGTCTGTTATCAATACGCTGAAGATAACCATTACCAAAAACTAAATTATCTAAAATCATTCGTTCAAAATTAGCTGAACTTAATAACCGATGTGATCTAAATGCTGAAACCAATTGATTCTTTTTATAGATGATTGCAGTAGAAAGATAGGGAGTAGCAGCAAACGATTTGGCCAATCCATTCAAACTAACAGGTGGTTCATAGTAGTTGCCATTTAACCAAGTCTCATAATATTGAGATAGGTCATGTTTATTGAGAACCGGCTCAGGATCTCCAAAGGTAAAAGCCTGGACTTTACTGTCAGACATTTAATAAATCTCCATAGTGGATTTTTTAGAACTTCCGTCGTTATCAAGTGACAACGGCTCATTAAAGAATGCATGGAAAATTGCAAAAGCCAGATCCGCATGACCAATGTTTTCAACTCGTGAAGCCTCAAATGTCATTTGTTTCTGGGAAGCTGTGAGAGTTTTTTTAATTGCCATTAATGATTGGGCAACTTCAGTTGCACCAGCATCGAATTCGAATCGCCCTTTGTTAAGAACGTCCATTCCTTTCATGACTAATTGCGTTTTGACATCAACTGAATATGTGAAGGTAGTTAGGTTAGGGAAAAACTCTTGGACCAATTGAGCAATACCTGTCCCCATGCCAGATTTATCCATCCCGATGTAAGCTACTCGATATTTTTGACAGATCTTTTTAATAAATGCAGCTTGGCTGGCAAAATCCATTCCTTTGAATTGATGGTGTTCAAGTAACCGGAATTTGTTATAACCAGGTTCAGGTGGTGCAACCACAACAAGGCCAGCACTATCCCCAGATTCTGCTGGATCATAACCAACCCAAACAGGCTTATTTCCAAAAGGTCTTGTTGCTAGTGGCTTGAAATCCTTCGTCCACAACTCCCATGAATCAACCATACATGGTTGGATGATGCTAAGTGGAAATACACTCTGGCCATCATCAACAAACTCACACATATATAAGTTGGCAAATTCATCTGCACTATTTTCAGCAATCAGTTCTTCAATATCAAAAAGGTTACAACCTTGTCTTTCTGCATCATAAATATTGACGATATGACGCCACATTTGGTCATTGCAGAGAGCACCATTTCTTAAAGCATCATGGCTGGTATCAATCTCAACTTGTTTATCTTTAGAACGCCCTTTGTTAAACGCCTCACCAGTCCAGAATTTATAAGCTTCATGTGATTTACTGGATGGTGTAGAAAAATAGGTCTTTTTATACTGTTTCTGGGCTGCCATAGCTGAAGCCACTTTTTTAAGTGTGGCAAAACCATGTACCCAGAAGAACTCATCAAAATACAAATCGCCATGATAACTTTGAGCAGTCTTAGCGTTTGTGCTAAGGAATATGAGCTGAACTGTTTCATTAGTAGGCAAAGTGATGGTAATTGGATCCCCTTGTAGATCCACACCAATTGATTGAAGAACAAAGTCTTTAATATAAGTTTTAAAGCCGTGTGCCTGGGCTTTTGACGCTGAAAGGAAAATCTGATTTCGACCAGTTGTTACTGCTTTAATTAATGCTTCGCGTGCAAAATAAAATGTCGCACCAATCTGACGTGATTTTAATAATGCTCTGTTTCGTTGCTCACGAGCACGGTACCAAACCTTTTGGTACTCAAATAAGCCATCGTCAAAGTCTTCAAGTAATTTTTCAATTTGTTCTTCTGTAAGAACATTTTTAGCAGACGGTTTACGTGGTCCAGCTGTTCTATTTTTTAAATTAGGATTTAGATCTGCTTCATTTCCACCATTGTTATATTTATTAATTTTGGCCATGCGCTCCAGTTGGCGCATAAGCAAATCAATCTCTTTAAAATCATTTGGTGTTTTCTTTTCAAGAATAATTAGCTTAACTAATTGTGCTTCTAATGCCTGGGCAACTCGACCTTCCGGAGCTTGTTTTTCCCATTCATCTCTGGCCTTCCAAGCATGAACATTTTTATCATTTTCATTTAAGTATTCTGCAATCGAGCTGATTCGCCACCCCATCCAGTATAAAAACTTTGCTAAGAGGCGGTTATCAAAAGAAAGTGGTGGATTTTCAGATTTAGTATTCATTGGCTCATTAAGCCAATTTCAAACTATTGATTCATTTAGGTGGGATTGTGAAAACTGTTTTCACAAGTGGGTTTTATTGATTCTTTTTCGTGTAATTCCGATTCTGCTTACTACGTAAATTATGAATTTTTAAATATAAGCAGGATTCACCACTCATGAGTAAGAAATCCAAGTTTTATCGAGTTGCAGTGGCTGGAGCAACTACAGATGGTCGCATTATTGAACCTGAATGGATTCAACAAATGGCGAAAAACTATAGCCAAGATACTTATACGGCACTAGCTAATATTGAGCATTTACGGGGTCTTCTCCCTGACACCCCCTTCGGTAATTATGCCAAAGTTATTGGTGTAAAAGCCCAGGAAGATGTTGTTAATGGTCAAAAGAAATGGGCTTTATATGTTCAATTGGAAGCTTTTGACAACCTGATTGAATTGCATGAAAAAAAGCAGAAACTTTTCAACTCAATTGAAGTCAATCCAAACTTTGCTGATACCAATGAAGCGTATTTAGTTGGTCTTGCATTTACCGACACCCCAGCATCTTTGGGAACACAAATTATGGAGTTTGCATCTAAAAATCCAGATGTAAATCCATTTACTTCTAAAAAGCAGCATAAAGATAATCTTTTCACTGCAGCTGAAGAAGTCTCTCTAGAGTTTGAAGATGAATCTCCTGTTTCAAATTTATTTTCTAAAGTTATTGACTGGCTAAACCCAAAACAAGAAGAACAAAGCCAAAAAAATAATGGCCAGTTCAATGAAATTGCGAAGTCAGTTGAAGAAATTGCCAAGACCTTTGGCAATACACTTAAAGAGCTAAGTGATCTCAAAGAGAATCATTCAAAACTTCAAACTGAGTTCAAAGAACTTAAAACAAAATTAGGCCACGAGCCACATCCACAAACACCACCAGCTCCAGAAAGCAACGGTAGCTTTTCAGAAAAAATTGAATTTTAAAAAGTGAGTGAAAAATGCGTAACGATACACGTATTAAATTTAATCACAGCCTAAAAAAATTGGCTGAAATTAATGGTGTTGAAACAGTAGAAAAACAATTTACTGTAGCTCCAGCACCAGAACAGAAACTTGAAGAAAAAATTCAAGCTTCGAGTGCATTTTTGCAAAAAATTAATATTACCCCAGTGCCTAAACAGTCAGGTCAAGCAATCGGGCTTTCTGTTAATAATACAATCGCTGGTCGTACAGACACATCTGGTAGTGGGGAGCGTAAGCCTTCTGATCCAACAGGATTAGGTGCAGATGACTATACTTGCAAGCAAACCGATTTTGATGTTGCTTTACCTTATGAAAAATTGGATGCATGGGCTAGTTTCCCAGATTTCCATGCTCGTTGGAATAGTGCAGTCGCTCAAGCTATTGCATTAGATCGAATCATGATCGGCTTCAATGGTACTTCTGCTGCTGCAACTACGGATCGTGTAGCCAACCCTAAATTACAAGATGTAAATATTGGCTGGTTAGAAAAAATCCGTACAAAAGCTCCAGATCGTCGAATGAATAACGTAACTATTGGTGCCACTGGTACTTATAAAAATCTTGATTCATTAGTAATTGATGCTGTCGCTGAGTTAATTGATGATGTCCACCAGGATGCAACAGATCTAGTTGTGATTTGTGGTCGTTCACTTTTAAACGATAAAAATTTCCCTATCGTAAACAACGCCGAAGACAATCAAAATACTTTAGCTGGTCAAATTTTAGTAGGTCAAAAACAAATTGGTGGTTTACCAGCTATACGAGTTCCATCTTTTCCAGACAACACAATTTTAATTACGTCTTTAGATAATCTTTCTATTTATTATCAGAAAGATTCGAAGCGTCGTTACATTGTTGAAGAGCCAAATAAAAATCGTGTTGCGGACTACCAATCTTCAAATGAAGCTTATGTAATTGAAGCTTTTGAAAAAGTTGCATTGGTTGAAGGCATCGCAATTCAATAAGAGGTGATTTATGTTGAGTCCAGCTCGACGACATCGCCTGCAAGCCTTGGCAGCTAGAGCAGCTGCTTTGGCTGAAAATGCTTTTGGCGATATTCGTGAAGATGCCAGCGTGTATTTATTACAACTGGCAGAACTAAAAAACGACCAAAATTTGCTACGTGGTATTAAATCTGAAATTGAACGTGCAGAACACAAAGCCAAATTAATCCCTAAATATATGCCGTATGTGGAAGGTATTCTTTCTGTTGAAGAGCGTACTCCACACATGCGGGATGATATTGTCACGACGATTATGCTTTGGTGTTTTGATGCTGGCATGTTTGAAGAAGGTCTCCGCATTGCAGAATTTGCGCTGAAGTATGGCCTTGATATGCCAGATACCTTCAACCGAGACACAGCTTCCATTGTTGCTGAAGAAGTAGGAAATGCAGCCAAAGCTGCCCATACTGAAGGTGAAGTTTTTGACATAGCTATTTTAGAAAAAGCAAACTCTCTTACCTCAACATTCAGTATGCATGACCAGATCCGGGCAAAACTATATGTCGCTATGGGTCGAACTTATTTGCAAAAAGAGCTTTATGCCTTAGCTGTAACGTTTTTAAAACGTGCCATTAAACACAATGAAAATTGTGGTGGAAAACAAGAACTTCAGAAAGCAGAACGCTTACTGAAAAAACAATTAGAAGAAAACCCACCTCAGCCATTACTTAATGCTGATGGTTCACCTGTCGTCGATGATTTTGGCAGTCAGGTATTTGAGGATATTTCTTCTTAACGAGTGCCAAGCACCCACCGAGGGGCAGATCTGACAATAACAAACATTCTTTTGTTGTGTTCTTGGTTTAGATCTCCACCCCTCTCCTAACCGAGAATAAAAATGTCTGGATTAATTGCAAACGGTACTTTTTCAAATCAGGACGTTGTAATCGATAGTGATCCGTTCTTTCCATCGGTATCAAGCAACCATATCCGTGAAGTTTTACGTTTAGATTCAAGTGTCACAAATCAACGTCTTATTTCAGCTATAGAAGCTGCTGTAATTCATGTCAATGAACAACTGGAAAGTTTACTCAGTAAAGCCCCAACTTTAGTGGAAATTACAACTAAACAGGTCAATGGAAAACCTATTGGTGCTGTTTTGTATTTCCGTGCGGTTGCTGCTGCAGCTGGTGCAGAACTTTGTGAACGTTATCGATCTTATGACACTACAAACAACGGTAGCCAAAAAGCTGAAGAACTGACACCGACAATTGACGACTATAAACGTGATTTGCGTTTTGCCATCCGTGATTTAAAAAAAGTCCGTCGTCTCAATGTGGAACTAGTTTAGATGAAAGAAGTCTATGCAATCCAACACGACACAGTTGACGCTATTTGCTGGCGTGAATACGGCCGTAGCACTGGTGTAGTTGAACGAGTATTAGAAGCCAATCCGCATCTTTCTGAATTTGGTCCATTCATTCCAATGGGTACAAAAGTTCAATTACCAGACATCCCAACTCCACAAAATAAAGTTCAAAGCATTCAGCTTTGGGATTGAGAGAATTTATGCCAGAACCAACAACTTCTACAGCAACCATTGCCACTTTAAGTGCAGTGTCATTGCTTCCATTTATTAATGGTAATGCGTTGCTAGGTGCAGTACTTGGGGCAGCATTTATTGCAACATTTGAAAAAGATTTAAATGCATACCAACGTATTCGCAATATGTTATTGGCCACTGGTATTGGTTATATCAGTGCACCACTAATTACAGAACATACATTATTAAAAGCTGATGCAGTGGCAGCCCTTATCACTTCAACACTTTGTTTATTCATATTAATCAAGGTTGTTGATTGGGTTAAGACTGCGAAGCTTTCCGACATTCTTAATATCTTTCGAGGTGGCAAGTCATGATCGAATTGTTATTTCAAGCTGTTGCCGTTTTAGCTTATCTCATTTGCGGTTTTCGTATTGCAACCTTTAGTCATGGTGGAAATTTCCACCGTGGCTATTCATTCTTTGCAGCAACTTTGATTGCAGCTTTTTTAGGCCAATCAGTGCATATCTTATTTTTTAAGGATCCAGTTACGCTCTGGGATGCCATTTTTGCAATCCTTCTTGCAGTGCTCATCTGGCGAACAAAAGGTAATGTGGCCAAACTCATTTGGAGTACGACATGATTTTAAAATTTGGTTCAAAAGGTGATGCCGTCGCAACTCTTCAAAAGCAATTAGCTAAAATGGGTTACAAGGGTATTAAAGGTAAGCCTCTTTCCATTGATGGCCTTTTTGGAGAGAGTACTGAATTTGCAGTGGTTCAACTCCAGCGTAAATTTGGCTTAGTAGTTGACGGTAAAGTCGGTGATAAAACTCGCCAAGCTTTAGCTGGTGATTCAGTAAGTAAACTTTTAAAAGATGAAGACTATAAAAAAGCTGCAATACGTTTAAAAGTTCCTGAATTAGTTATTAGAGTTTTTGGAGCTGTCGAAGGCCAAGGTGTCGGTTTTCTTCAAAATGGAAAGGCTAAAATTTTATTTGAACGTCATCGAATGTATTTTTATTTAAGCCAGGCATTAGGTAAAACATTTGCTAATAATCAGTCAAAAGTAACACCAAATTTAGTCAATACATTAACGGGAGGCTACAAAGGTGATGCAGCTGAATACACTCGGTTAAGTTTGGCCATAAATATTCATAAAGAATCTGCCCTGAAATCTACTAGTTGGGGCCAGTTCCAAATTATGGGCGAAAATTGGAAGGATCTCGGTTATTCATCTGTTCAAGAGTTTGTTGATCAACAGCAGATTAGCGAAGGTCACCAACTCGAAGCATTTATCCGGTTTATTGAATGGAAACCAGGCTTATTAGAAGCATTACAAAAACAAGATTGGTCTACAGTCTTTACACTCTACAACGGCAAAAACTATAAAAAACTTGGCTATCAAGCTAAATTCCAAAAAGAATGGGATCATCTTGAACCTATTTATGGGGAGAAAACTGCAGCATGAAAAAGCCCCATGCTTTACGTGAATATTTGCTGAATGCGATTCCGGATCTGCCCCAAGATCCGGACCGTTTACTCATCTTTGCAAATGACGGTAAATTAATGAGTACTGCAGCAAATGGATATAGTTTTGAAATGGCTTATACGCTAGATATGATCATCACTGATTATGCTGGTGATGTAGATGTATTTGGTGTTGTCCTATTCACATGGATTATGGATAACCAATCCGAACTCATGGCTAATCTAGATAAAGTAAAAGAAGCCATTACTTTTGAAGCTGAACTCATTGATAACAGCAAATATGATCTGCATTTTAAAATCCCTTTAACTGAACGTGTCATTGTGAAAAAGAATGCTGAAGGGAAATTCGAGATCTCTTACCCGACTGAACCACAATATACTGAGTTTGGCTCACCTACAGATTTTGAATTAATAGATAAGGATGGATCTACACTGGCAACATGGCGCACGGCCAATATTCAAGGACGTTCTTTGGATATGCCCTTTCCAGGTAAAAACCCATGAATAATATTCAGGATCTTGCCCTATATCTTCAACCATTATTAGACCGTTTATCCCCAGGTGAAAGGGCAAAACTGGCTAAAAATATTGGACGAGATCTTCGAACAAGCCAACGCCAGCATATTACAGCACAGCAAAATCCTGACGGTTCAACATATATAGCTAGACGTACACGCTTACGTGACCAGAAAGGAAAAATAAAAAGAAAAATGTTTTCCCGGATAAAATCTAACACTCATCTAAAAGTACTAAGCAATAGTGAATCAATTGCGGTAGGTTTCATTGGTCGCGTCAGTCGAATTGCTAAGGTACACCAATATGGATTAAGAGATCGGGCAACTAGATCTGCTCCAGATACAATTTATCCAAAACGTGAATTGCTAGGATTTACTGATAAAGAGATTAATCTGGTTGAGTCATCATTCATTAAGCATATCAATATTAAATAGCTCAACTTGTGAAAACCATTTTCACAAGTTCCCATTGCTGAAAACTAAAAAACTCTAACGCAAAGTGTTGGCATGAATGCTGACATCAATCGTCGTCTTGAAAATCTGATTCGTTTCGGCACAATCAAGACCGTAAATCCGTCTAAACCAATTCCCCTTGTCACTGTTGATCTTGACGATATTGTCACGCCTGAAATTCGCTTTTTTAATGCACGTTCTGGAGATGACTCAAATTGGGATCCACCCTCTTTAGATGAGGAAGTTATGGTGATTTCACCTTGTGGCGAAATTGGTCCTACAAGCGTGGTTTTCTATGGTCTTTATAACAATGAGCATCCCGCTCCTTCAGATGATTTAAACCAGAAAATCCGTGTATTTGCTGACGGTTGCATCATTGCTTATGACATTTCTGCTCATCAATTATCAGCCATTTTACCTTCAGGTGGCAAAGCAATTGTAACTGCTGATGGCGGTATAACCGTAAACGGGGACACAACCATCAATGGAAATCTTCAGATTAATGGCAGTACTGCCATGACAGGAAATAATACTGTCGTTGGTAGCCAGTTGGTGCAAGGAAGTAGCCATTCAACGGGTACTTTTAGTACTGAAGCTGATGTTAAAGCTGGCTCAATTAGCTTGAAAGCACATAAACATCCTGGAGATAGTGGTGGGACAACTGGAGGACCAATTCCATGATGTCACGTGAAAATGGCCGAGAGCTTGAAACTGAATTAGATCATATCCGTCAATCTGTCCAGGACATTTTAACTACCCCCATTGGTACAAGAATCATGCGTCGAGAATATGGTTCTTTGGCCTATCAATTGATCGACTCCCCTTTTGATGAAATCGCCACTCTGCAGTTATATGCAGCGACTGCAACTGCACTTTTACGTTGGGAAGACAGGATCATTCTCAATTCAGTTTCGTTAGTGACTAATGAAGAAGGTTCATATTTTCTAGATATGGATTGCAGTCTAGTCGATAGCAATAAACAGGCCTCTTTAAGTATCCCTCTTTCAATTGGATCTTCCTTATGAGTGTTGACTTTAATTCTTTACCAAAACCAAATTTTGTTGATGTGCTTGACTATGAAGACATCTTCAATGAACGTAAAGAATATTTCATTTCGCTTCATCCAGAGGATGAGCAAGAGCTTGTTCGTAAAACACTGAGCCGTGAAAGTGAACCGGTCACTAAGCTTTTGCAAGAAAATGCTTATCGAGAAATGATCTTACGGAATCAAATCAATGAAAAAGCACTGGCTACACAGCTTGCATTTGCAAAGGGAGATGATCTAGACGTTTGGGGTGCAAATTTTGATGTTAAACGTTTAGTAATTACACCCGCAGATGATTCAATCACTCCACCAGCCCCAGCAGTTTATGAAGAAGATGAAGATTTTCGTTACCGCATCCAAAAGAAATTAGATGCATTAAGTACTGCTGGACCAGAATCAGCTTATGAGTTTCACACGCTTTCAGCCGATAGTCGTGTTTCAGATGTTAAATGTAGTTCACCAGCTCCAGCACATGCACTGTTGACTATTCTTCAGCGTGACACATCAAATAATGCTTCAACTGAAGAACTAAATACGATTGTTCTCAATTATGTATCCGGAGAGAAGAAACGCCCTACTGGGGATCGAGTACAAGTCCAATCAGCTGAAATCATTAACTATGAAATTGAAGCTGTATTAGTCACTAAAAATGTACCTGAGACAGATCCAGTTTTAGCAGCCGCACAGGCCAATGCCACAGCCTATACAAAAGAACCAAAACGTATTGGTAAAGGTGTATTTTTTTCTGATCTCTATTCAATTTTAAAGGTTTCAGGTGTTGAACGAGTTGAATTAGTTAGTCCTACGGCTGAAATCCACCTTACTAATTTTCAGGCAGCTTCATGTACGGCTATTAAACTTAGCGTGAGGAATGAATAATGAATTTACTTCCTCCAAACACGACACCTTTTGAAAAGAGAATTGTTGAAACTACAGCCAAAACAACAGAGCTAAACACTAACTTATCAAGCTTAATTCGGGTAGATGATGCTCCAGCAGATTTCTTATCTATTTTAGCTTGGCAATTTTCTGTTGATCGCTGGCAAGATGATTGGCCCAATGAAGTCAAGCGAGCACAAATTAAAAACTCAATTAAGGTTCATACATATAAAGGGACAAATTTTGCCCTACGTTCAATTGTAGAAAGTTTCGGCTATTCATTAACTGTTCATGAATGGTGGCAAGAAGCTCCCATGGGTGAACCAGGAACTTTTCAAATCACGATTGAAACAAATGGAAAAGCTCTCTCAGAAAAAACATCTAAAACTTTAGTTGAGCTTCTTAATGATGCAAAACCCTTAACCCGTGTTCTTAAAGGTATCGAGATTAACCTTATTAACGTTCAAGGCGAAACAAATGTGGCATGTGGTTGTTATGGCGGTGATGACGTAACTATCTACCCAAAAATCGAAGACCCTAATTCATTGATTTATCCAATATTTGCTTTTTACGAGCATGAAACAACAAGTATTTTTCCTTTATAGAGCATAAAAATATGGCAGCCCTTTATCATTCAATTTTTACAGAAAAAGGTTTAGAACTGCTTCGTGAAGCAATTCAAAACGGAACAAAGCTTGGTATCACCCATATGTCATTTGGTGATGGTGGAGGTTCATTACCTACCCCAGATGCTAAATTTACACAAATGATAAATGAAGTATACCGTGTAGCTTTAAATAGATTAGCTCCATCAAGAGAAAATGCAAACTGGTTGGAAGCAGATGGAGTAATTCCTACAGCTGTTGGTGGGTTTAATATTCGTGAAGTAGGTTTATGGGCTGGCGATCAAATGGTTGCTTATGCCAATTATCCACCTACATATAAACCTTCAGGAGATCAAGGAACAGCTCAAATTAAAACAATTCGAATTGTCTTACAGATTGATAATACAGCTAATTTTGAGTTAAAAATTGATACTTCAATAGTAATGGCCACTTTACAATATGTAGATGAAGCCATGTTACAAGCTAAGATTTATGCAGATAAAATAAAAGAACCAATTTTAGAATCATTAGAAGACTTACAGAATTTAGAAAAATGGAATGGCAGAACGGCCACTTTAAAATCCTACCACCCTGGTCATGGAAAAGGGGGAGGTAGATTTATCTATGATGAAAATCGTGCCACGGAAAATGATGGTGGAATTTGTATCAATGGCTGGGTACGACAATTAGAAAATCGCACATTAAACCCTTATATGTTTGGTGCGTATGGTGATCTTGAATTTACCAATACAGAAGTATTAGCTTATAAAGCTGGACATGATGATACAGAAGCATTTAAGAAAATGCTTAATATGAATAAATACGTTATTTTTACAAATATTAGTAAAGCTGTCTCATCAAATATTTATAGTAGTTATAATTTCGAGTTACCACACGCAGCATGGTATGTAAGAGGTACATTACCGATTCGTTCTTTTACAAAGATTGAAGGTAACAACTCGACAATCTTCTTTGATCCCGAACAATCAATAAATCTCTTTGAGACGCCTAAATCAGAGATGCAAGCCGCATTCCAAATTAATACTGGATGGAACACACAGACAATATCAATGTGTGAATTTAACGATTTAATAATTATTGGAAATTTAACTCGTACTTCAACTATCCATGCTCAAAAGTGCTTTGATGCAGCAAATGCTTATAAGTGGAGATGGAGTAATGTATTAATTGAGCGATTTCAAAACGGAATCTCAATTTATCCTTTGGATACTTCTCCTTGGACTGGTACTAGACGTGGTAATTTTTATGAAAATGTCTTGAATAATGTAACTATCAATGAGTGTATCCAACATTTTTATAATGCTGGTAACGTAACACAAGCATCAAATTTGACATTAGCTGGTGGATACGTAGTTAGTACCCTTTATTTAAATAAATTTGATTATTTCCTAATAAATATTGGTGCTGGATTTAGCTGTAATGGCTTTAATATTGCACCGGCGGCAGATCAGCAGTTAACAAAAGCATTAATATTTGATGCATGTCATGGATCATATTATTCGGGAGGGTATACTGAATGGTTTAATACTTTTTTTGAATTAGATATGCCGCAACGTATGGGAGGCTTTAAATTTGATGCTAGCCATACTTTTAAATATCCAGAACATTGTATGTTTAAATTTAAACCAAGTGTTTTTTCAAAATATGATTTTGCTACATCTACTAGAACTGTCCCAAATAAATTCAACAATGGGCGATTATATAATAACTACCTTAATCATACAGGAATTGGCTTTGGTGCAGGCTCTGAACTAATTACCAATTTCTTCAAATATGTACCTCAGTATGATTTTAAATATGGTTTATATGGTGTTGCAGGTTTAACAAATGACATTATTTATGATGTAAAGCGCTTTGAATCTGTGGATACAGGATTTACAAGTAGATTTGGTATTAGATTAATAAATCCAACGACTAGTTCTCATGATTTAGTTTTGCCTTTAAATAATCAATCTGTTATGGCAAAGGTAGTATTTCTTTACAGATCTATAAAAAACTTCTCACATGCAAACTTTAAATCAAATGTATTTGGATTTAATGGTACAAATGATCGAATTTCAACTGGCGAATTAATGGTTGATTATGGTAATGATTGGAAGTTAGCAGTGCTTGAAGTAACCAGTGAACAAACAAGAGCCGGTAATATTGTAATAACTTTACCAGCTAATTCTCAAGTAGAAATTGAGCATGTGGGAGCATATGCGAATGGCTTTCCATTCATGCCATCATATAAAGAATATCAACCATTAGTTAATAGTACATCTTTTGAATCAATTTCAAGTTTTAATGTGGGAGGAGCCTTTACAACAGGGGATATTCTACGGGCAACAGCCAGTATAAATGCTGGTACGATTACAGGAATCGTAAGTGATAACGTAGTTATGACACCAGGCATTTATTCAAGCCGTCACATTGGAACCACTGCTATTACATTGAATTCTGGAATTAATACTGTAGATGTAGCGGGAACAGATACTCTTAAACGACTAGGTATAGGGGCTTATATTGAGTTGCAACAAAACTCTATAAAAAATAAGTATACAATTGTTGGCCGGAACTTCAGTAATGGCGAGTTTGCATACAATTTGACTTTTTCTGGTAATATTCCAATATCAGCGGGTAACGTACTTTTTGATTCAAATTATATGCAACCGCCCACCTTTCGTGCTTTACAATATTTTCAAAATAATTATGTTTCTAGAAAACTAGACTATTCAAAAGTTACAATTCCAGCAAACAGTATTGTCACTACAAATATAATCCTGAATGGTGCGTCAATGTCAGATACTTGCTTAGCAGCAACCTCACCTCCATTAGGAGCATCTTCAAGATTATGGGCAGAAGTTACCTCAACTAATCAGCTTACTTTGTATCATCAGAACTTAACCAACTCGGATATTATCACTCCTGATAATATGATTCTTAATATCAAAGCTATTTAAAATTTGAAATCAATAGGCCTCTAAAATGAGGTCTATTAAAATATTGTTCTATGTATATAAATGTTACTATTGAAATAATAAATGTAAGTAAAAAATAAAAGAAAATAAATAAGAAACTTCCAATCACACCGTAGCAAGTAAAATAACCTGCAAACTCTATTAAGAAAAAAAGAATTAGTCCATGTATTAAATAAATGCTATAACTTATTTCTCCAAGTTTTTGGATTTGATCATTCATAAGTAAACCAAAGATATCATTTCCATTTGCTGTAGCAATAAAGATAAATGAGCAAGAGAATATTAGATAAATATAAAATAAGTTATAAGCAGTTACAAAAAACGAAGACAAGAAAAATAATAATGCTATGTATGTAAAGAGTTTAGACTTAATGAATTCAATAATCTTTTTATTCTTTATTTCCAATGCAGCATAACCAATATAAAAACAAAGTGCTGCCCTAGGATCGATATAAAATTCATAGTATATTCTAAATATACAAGAGATTAAGAAAATAAAAACTCCCGAAAGTATAATTAATATATGTTTCAAAAATACACTTCTAACTTTATGAAATAAATAAAAAAGAAATGGAATTGTTAAATACATAAGTATCTCAACTTTTAATGTCCATTCCACACCACCTGTCATATTCATAAGTTTTAGAGTTGAATCATCACCCCAAAATATAATCCATTTAATATAAGGAATAATTATTTCATTAAATTTTAGTTCACTTAAAGTAATAAAGTTATATGAAACGCAAAATGAAATTACAAAAAAGTATAGCGGAAATATTCTTTTTATTCTTTGCTTTAAGAATGAAATTATGTCCAATCTTTCTTTGTTAAGTAATGAGTAAAAAAGGTAACCAGATATCATAAAAAAGATTGCCACACCAATTTTTCCAGCATTTAATGCTTGATTACCCCATCCAAGATACTCAAAATATTCATTTTGTGTATATAACCATTGTTTCCCTTCATATATATAAAGTTCTTTATATGCATGGCTATACATCACGACTGAGGCCAGTATTGCTCTAAGGCCATTAATTGGATTCTTATTTTTAACTTCAAATAATTCATAATGATGATTGGTCTTTATTGTAAATGAAAAAAAAATTAAGAAGAATGCAAGCGTAAATAGTGAAATAGAGATCATAGTCCATTAGATTTCTTTTTTAAAGTTGAATGGCTATTATAGAATTTATTCTGGAATAAAAAAGTTTCTATATAAATTTTATCTTTTTTACTTTGTTTTGTAGAAACCATTTTCACAGACCAAGAAACTTACACTTTTGATTTAGTCATGCAAGCCTGTTTGTTGAATTAAAACCTCAATTAACAGGCTTTTTTATGGCTATAGATCAATACCACCACGGAATCCGTGTCCTTGAACTCAATGACGGGATCCGGCCAATCCGAACCATTGCAACTGCAATTCCTGGCTTTGTTGCAACTTCAGATGATGCAGACCCATTAGTATTCCCAGAAAACCAAGCAGTACTAATTACAAATATACAAGCTGCAGTAGCTAAAGCCGGTAAGAACGGAACTTTAGCAAAAGTACTTCAAAATATGGCCAACCAGACCAACGCTATTTGTGTCGTTGTCCGTGTACCCACTGCAGTTGATGAAGCAGCTCAAACTGCAAACGTCGTTGGTACTGTTACCGCTGAAGGTAAATATACCGGCCTTAAAGCTTTACTTGTTGCCAAATCAAAATTAGGTGTTCAACCGCGTATTTTAGGCGCACCTGGGCTTGATACTCAGCCAGTTGCTACTGAATTAGTTGTTATTGCTAAAAAGTTGCGTGCTATGGCTTATGCGTATGCATGGGGCTGTAAAACCAAAGAAGAAGTTGTGGCGTATCGTGAAGCGTTTGCTGCACGTGAACTCATGATCATTTGGCCGAACTTTGTAGCATTTAATGCGACAACTGCTCAAACAGAAACAGTGCCAGCTGTAGCAGTTGCTATGGGATTACGTGCAAAAATTGATAACGAAATCGGCTGGCATAAAACCCTTTCAAACGTAGCAGTATCTGGTGTTACCGGTATTGATGCAGATGTGACATGGGACCTTCAAGATCCGGCAACTGATGCAGGTTATCTCAACAGTAATGAAGTCACCACTTTAATTCAGCATGAAGGTTTTCGTTTTTGGGGATCTCGTACTTGTTCGGATGATCCATTATTCCTATTTGAAAACTATACACGTACTGCTCAAGTCTTGGCTGACACCATGGCTGAAGCACACATGTGGGCAAATGATTTACCTCTTCATGGTTCATTAGTTACGGACATACTTGAAGGTCAAAAAGCCAAGCTACGCGAACTCACACGCAATAAATATCTCATTGGTGGTGATGCCTGGTTCGATCCTGAAGCAAACACTTCCGATACCTTGAAGGTTGGGAAATTGGCCACTGATTACGATTACACCCCGGTCCCACCGTTAGAAGATCTGACATTCCGTCAACGTATCACTGATCGTTACCTCGCTAACTTTGCTGCATCTGTAAAAGCTTAAGGAGCATAACGCATGGCTTTACCACGCAAACTCAAAAACATGAACCTCTTTAATGAGGGAAATAGCTACTTAGGCGAAATTAAAACAGTCGTACTACCTAAGTTAGCCCGTAAAACTGGAGGCTACCGTGGTGGCGGTATGAACGGTACCGTGAAAGTTGATTTAGGCCTATCTGATGATGGTCTTGTACTTGAATCGACATTCGGTGGTTTAGAACTTCTCACTCTACGTCAATTTGGTATGGAAAAAATTGACGGTGTTTATATGCGTTACGCTGGTGCATATCAACGTGACGATACTGGAGAAGTTGATGCCGTAGAAGTAGTTGTTAAAGGTCGTCATGAAGAAATTGATGGTGGCGATTCTGAACCCGGTGAAGACACAGAACACAAAGTCGTGACCAACTGTGTTTACTACAAGATGACGGTTAATGGTGTTGTTGAAATCGAAATTGACATTCTTGGCATGAAAGAAATGGTCGGTGGCGTAGATCGTCTTGAAAAACAACGCAACATCGTAGGAATTTTATAAGTTTCCTTCCCTTCTGTAGTCCAGTACTGCAGAAGGTTTTTTATTTAACTTTTAGGATATTTCCACATGAATCAAATTGATCAAGCAATTAACCAAGAACAAATCAAAAACCCAAATGAAGAAGTGGTGACTTTAGAAGAGCCAATCCGTATGGGTGAACAAATGATTACCCATATCACCATCCGTAAACCGGGAGTAAGAGCATTAAGTGGCACCAGTCTTCAGGCTATTTACCAGCATGACGTAAATGCTCTTTGTAAAGTCCTTCCACGTGTTACTTCACCAGCACTGACCCCTCAGCAGATCTACGAAATGGATCCTGTAGATTTTGCCAATTTAGGAGGGCATTTAGTTACTTTTTTGTACCCGAAAGCCTTACAGACGGAAATCAAGGCTCAGACAGCTTAGAACTTGTTGATGATGTAGATGAGGCAATAGCAAATATTGCCGTCATCTTTCACTGGCCACCAAGTACATACGATGACATGGATATTATTGAATTGAGCAAATGGCATCGTAGAGCACTCAAAAGAAATCAATCTAACTAATTAGAGTCCACCAATGACAAATTTAAAATTAGAAGTCCTATTTAATGCAGTAGATAAATTATCAGGCCCTATTAAAACAATCGTTGGTGGCTCTAAAACCTTATCAGATGCCTTTAAAAAGACTTCTTCTGAACTGAAGGCACTAGAAGCCCAGCAACGCAAAATTTCAGGCTTCAGGCAGCTTAAAGAGCAATCTGACAAAACTGCACAGGCCATTGAACAGAATAAGGAAACCCTTAAACAGCTCAAAACGGCCATGAATATCGGTGCCCCTACTGAGCAGATGGTTAAGGATCTGGCACGTGCTGAAGCTGCTCAAAAACGCCTAAAAGCAGCTCAGAAAAACCAAGGTACGGAAATGACAGCTTTGGTCCGTGAACTTAACCAAGCTGGTATTAGTGTTGACAACCTGGCTGATGATGAATCAGAGCTGAAGAACAAAATCCATCTCACAACGATGGAAATTAACCGTCAAAAGGAATCATTAGAACGTCACCAAAAAGCCCAAAAGCAGTATGAACAAATGCAAGGACGTATGGCCAAAGCATCGGATCTGGCAAAGAAAGGTCTAATGGTTGCTGGTGCTGGAGCAGCTGCAATGGCTATTCCAGTTCACCTGGCAATTGATTATGAATCTGCAATGGCTGATGTGAAAAAGGTCGTCAATTTTGAAACCCCTCAACAATTCAAAATCATGGGTGATGACATTATCCAGTTATCAACCAAACTCCCTATGGCTGCTAAGGATATTGCAGCTATTGTTGCAGCTGGTGGCCAATCCGGAATTGCAAAAAATGAACTACTTGGTTTTGCAGAATCTGCAGTAAAAATGGGCGTTGCTTTTGACATTTCTGCTCAAGAGTCTGGTCAAGCTATGGCCGAAATGCGTACAGCTTTTAAAATGTCTCAAACTGAAGTCGTCTCACTTGCTGACAAAATTAACTACCTAGGCAATAACACTCCAGCTGCAGCAAAAGGCATCATGGATATTGTTCAACGTATTGGCCCTCTCGGTGAAGTTGGTGGTTTTGCCTCTGGGTCTATTGCAGCACTTGGTGCCACTATCCGGGGAATGGGTGTTGCTGAAGAAATTGCAGCAACCGGTATCAAGAATATGATGCTTGCTTTAGTTGCTGGAGAGTCTGCCACTAAAGGTCAAAGAGCTGCTTATAAAGATCTAGGCTTAGATGCTGGCCAAGTTGCTAAAGACATGCAAACTGATGCTGAAGCCACAACATTAAAAGTAATAAAATCAATTTCAAAATTAGATAAGTATAAACAGGCTGCAACCTTAAAAGAACTATTTGGATCCGAGTCTTTAGGTTCCATTGCACCATTACTTACTAACATGGAGGCATTAGAAAAGAACCTATCAATGGTAGGAGATAAATCTAAATATGCTGGTTCAATGCAAGCCGAATATGCCGCACGTGCAGCAACTACAGCCAATAATATCCAGTTGGCCAAGAACCAAGTAGCTGGCTTGGCAATCAATATTGGTAATGTACTTTTACCACCAATTAATACCATGCTGGGCAAATTCACCGCTGTGATGACAGTTGTTCAAGATTGGGCAGCACGCAACCCTGCCTTAGCCTCAACTCTGGTAAAAATTGCTGTTGGTGGTATAGCTATCATTGGGGTTATAAGTGCTTTATCTCTGGGAGTCTTAGCACTTCTTGGTCCACTTGCTATGCTCAAAATGACCTTTTCAACATTAGGTATCGGGTTTAGTGCTTTAGGAGCCATTTTCTCTCCAGCTGGTTTAGTCATCCTTGGCGTTATTGCAGCAGTGGCTGGAGCTGCTTATCTCATTTATAAGAATTGGGAACCGATCAAAGGTTTCTTTGTGGGCATTTGGAATACGGTTAAAAATGCCTTCAATGGTGGGATTATGGGGGTGTCTGCCCTAATTATTAACTGGTCCCCTATTGGGCTTTTCTATGCTGCATTTGCAAAAGTTTTGTCCTGGTTCGGAATAGATCTACCAGCAAAGTTCACAGGCTTTGGCGCAATGATTCTAACCGGGTTGAAAAACGGGATTATGTCAAAAATTGGTGAAGTGAAAGCAGCTCTCTCCGGAGCAGTAACAGGCGTTATTGATAAAGCCAGGAATATCCTAGATATCCACTCCCCTTCACGTGTGTTTATGGGTATTGGTGATTACACGATGCAGGGCATGGCATTAGGTATTTCACAGAATCATAACTTACCCGTTAAAGCGACACAGCAAGCTACACAGAATGTAATAGATACTGGTACCACAGCAAAGGTTACACCAGTAACACCGATCCGAGCACAACGCGGTGGCAGCTACATAAGTAATGACACCATACAAATCACAATTAAGGCAGAGCACGGTCAACCCGTTCGTGAAACTGCACGTGCGTTACGGGCTGAAATGGTACGCATTCAACAAGAAGAGCGTGACGCTAGACGTCGTTTTCTAACAGACACAGAGTAAAAAATATGATGATGGTTTTAGGGCTGTTCGTATTTTCATTACGAACAGCTGCATATCAAGAACTTCAACGTGTAACTAACTGGAGACATCCAAGTAATAGCCGGGTAGGATCTACCCCAGCTTATCAGTTCACGGGAAAAGGGGAAGATACCATTACCCTGAAGGGGGAAATCTACCATGAACTGACCAATAACCGAGTTGTACTAGATCAAGTCCGTCGTATGGCCGATACAGGCATGGCCTATACGTTGATTGAAGGTACCGGAAAGATTTACGGCCTAGTTATTATTGAAAATATGGAAGAAACAAAAACCTATTTCTTTAAAGATGGTGCAGCACGTAAAACAGAATTTAGCCTGACATTAAAAATTGTAAAAGAATGGAAACCGACGTTACTTGGCACACTCATCGGCATGGCTGGTGGCGTAGCAAATAGGTTGATATAAATGCTTAATACAGTCACCAATAAACTAAATGAAGCAGCTGATTCATATCAGGCAGAAACAGAATATCCATTTCCTATATATCGACTTGAAGTAGATGGAAATGACATATCCCCTCTCGTTGTCGACCGTTTAATTTCACTAAATATTAAAGACAATCGTGGCTTAGTTGTGGACTCGGTGGATATTGAGCTTGATGATTCAGAAGGACAATTAGAAATCCCTCCTGAAGGCGCAATTATCCAGGTGTGGATTGGTTGGTCTAATACAGGTCTGGTCGACAAAGGGAAATACAAAGTTGAATCCGTCACTCATCGGGGTGCACCGGACGTTTTAAGAATTTCAGCCTTCAGCAATGACGTATCTGAAGGTTTAAAACAAAAGCGTGAACGTAGTTTTAGTAATAAAACAATTCAGGTGATTTTTGAAACTGTTGGTAATGAATATGCGCTTAAAACAATTGTGCATGACACACTGGCCAACCGAGTAATTTCATACATTGCCCAAAATGAAAGTGATGCAAATCTGATTACCCGGATTGCAGACGAACATGATGCTATTGCTACTGTAAAAAATGGCCATTTAATTTTACTGCCTCGTGGAGCCAGTCAAACTGCTTCCGGATTACCCCTTCCTACCGCCCAAATTTTTCGATCAGATGGTGATGGCCACAATTACACGACTGGTACTGGCACTGATCGAATTACAGGCGTTAAAGCGTTCTATTACGATGCTGGTAAATCTAAAAAGCTATATGTGGTTATTGGCGATAATGAGAAAAATTTAAAAGAGATCCGTTACGTACACCGCGACAAAAAAACAGCTGAACTTGCTTGCCAGGCTGAATTTAATCGTTGCAAACGTTCTTCACAAAAATTGTCGTATACCTTCGCCTTTGGCCAACCAAATCTTATCCCGGAACAAGAATTTGTATTCACCGGTTTAAAACCACAAATCGATGACATTGTATGGCTGGGTACTAACGTTACTCATAATTTAACGGATAACGGATTTACTACAAGTGTTGAATTAGAAGTGCAGCTGCCGAATACAGATGATGTTTCAACTCTATATGAGCCTGATAAAGAGGGTGATAAAGAATTAAGGAAAAAAAATAAAAAAAGGACTGGTCGCAACTATGCCGACTACTCTGGAGTAATTGTTTTTTATCGTGAGAATGGCAGAGACCTGAAGCTTACTTCAGGAGATCAAAGCAATCCTTTAAAGCTCATCAAAATATATAAAACGAAAAAGACAGCAACCATTGCTTTAAAGAGGGAACAAGCCCGAATAGATAAAGCTAAAAAGAACAAATAAAAAAATCCTTGCTTGGGGGAAAGCAAGGACTAAAAACAATAATCAATTTTCGATACAAATTATTATAAATAACCATTTATAGTGATTTTGTTGTAAAATCGTAAATAATTAACCAATAGGTAACGAAATGGCACGACCTCGTTCACGTTATAAATGCCCTCACTGCGGTGAACCCTTTTCAATCCGTTCAAGTACTGAACTTAATCCATTACTCCGTTCATTTCAGGGACAGTGTCAAAACTTAGAGTGTGGCTTTACCGCTCAAGGATTTTTTGAATTAAAGATCCAGCTTTCCCCTCCAGCCCATCCTAATCCTGAAATTAATCTACCTACTCCAGACCGTACTTGGAAAATGGAGCACGCATGACAGATAAAATCGATATAGCCCAAGAACTACAACTTAAACAGGTTCAAATTCAACCTAAAGACTTTAGCCGCCCTTCTCTTACCGAATGTGAAGAATGCGGAAACGATATTCCTGTTGAACGTCAGCGCTATGGTTCTGTAACCCTTTGTGTGGAATGTAAAAATACACAAGAAAAACTTTCAAAAAGGTACTTTTAAATGACAAATTTCCAAATCTTTTTCATCGTTATTCTTGTTTTTCGCCCTCATTATTTTTTGGATGATCCTAGATTATCAATTCACTCGATACATCCGCGAAATGAAGGCTTTTTATAAGGAAGAAGATCTCCATAACAAAAGCCAACTCAAGTAAAATCAGCAAATCTATACGGGAGTAATAAATGCAGCTATACCCGATCTTAATTGGCATGATCATGGGCATTATTTTAAGTAGTTCCATGTTCTTATATCTTTTCGCATAACGCCAAATCTAGCCCCAGTAATGGGGCCTAATAATATATTAAAATTTCAAGAATCACCCTAAGTATATATTTTCATAAAAAAATTTATAAAAATTTGTTATTTTAAAGTACTCTTTGTTTGGTGAAATAACACTTCCATCTTTTTCAATAAAACCAAAGTTAAAAAGCTCGATATTAGGATTTTCCAAATATCCTATCATTACTGATCTACCAGACCTATCTGCTCTATCAGAAGGAATAATTTTCCTAATAGGATTAATCGGTAGATCTTTCATACTTTCTATTTCTTCTAATAAGTGATGATCTAGTTTAGTGATAATATAGGTGAGTTTATAAAATAATGACTTATTTTCTATATTGGGATGTTTTACATATATTTTAAAAGCTCTTGCTAACATTTCCGCTTGTTTTTCTATAAAAGTTTTTTCTAATATTTTTATAGTCTCTAATCCTAGCCTTAAATTATCTGGATTTTCTCTTATAAAATTTTCGAACTCTGTTTGGTCTATCTCGACAGTATTAAGGAAAGTTTGAATTTGTAAAGTATACAAAGCATCATTACAATTTTTTGTATATTCAGATATTTCATCTATAGATTCTTTTATTTTACTAGCACCTCCTAAAGTAAGAGAATCTGCAATAACCAATCCTGTATTTTTCAGAATGATATTTAAAATATTCATTTTAATTCCTTCTTAACCTGTCTCATCATCAAAATTCTTACCGTTTTTCATTTCTAGAATTAATACCACTACCTAAAATTTGTTTAATTGCTTTCTTTGCAACAGCTCTAACAAAGTAAAAAAGCCCTTGGGGGCTTTTTTTATATCTTATAAAATCTTGACGTATTAATAGTAACTAAGTTACCCTGATTTCACCATAGCAAAATCTATGGTCAGGCGTGAGAACCTGAAATTTTACCAAAGGCGCAAATAATCCGCCCATGCGGATATTTTTTTGCGTACAATTCGGCTATGCCCTTTATGGCAGGCTGGATAGGGCAGCTGTAAGGCTGGCCGTTTCTTTGGTAGCGGTATTCTCACCCCTGTTCAGTCTGTCACCATTATCGTGAGAAGTAATGGTGTCAGGTTTAAAACTTGACATACCAAAGGACAAGCAAATGAAAACATTCGCTTTAAAGAACTCCCCTACTCAAAATCCTGTTTTAGAACACACTCCAATTTATGACTTGGATGCTTACCAGCAACGCCAACGTAAATTCAAACGTAAAAAGCTACTGAAGAATCTTTTCGACACTGCCATATTTGCCAGTGCTGCTGGCTTCACTTTCTCATTACTGTTCTGGGGAGTGTGAATATGAAAAATATCATTGAACAACTGTACTTAATCATTCAGATCAAGAATGGCCGTATTGAGCTAAACAATTTCCAAGCTGAAGAACAATTATCTGCACATTTGAAATATGTTTATCGAATGGCCAATATTCTCAGTAAAAGTAAAAATCGACACCAAATGTTCCCAACATTAGTGTTAACGATATTGTTTCCCCTAAAAGCCCGATTAATTAATCGAATTAAACAAAAGCATTCGACCAAGGTATAGAAGTTAATAATCGGTTATGCGTCATATCCTGTCGCATAACCCTACCCATTTGGAAAAAAATCTAACAAAATACGCTTGTTATCAATAGACAGGGGGAGAAATGCACTCAACACTCGAAATAAATAGCCACAAAAAAATGACGGCTGAAGATATACTGGAAGAAATTGAATATCCATTAGATAATCTTGAAAACTTTCTACTGGCAATGACAAAAATGAAAGTTGATGACACCTTAAAAGAAAAAGAATTTTCGGCAATCATCAATATGATTCATCACCAAGTAGTCCATATAAACCGCGCTGTACACACCAAATGATTAAAAAACCCGGCTTAGGCCGGGTTTTAGTTTTCTGATATTATTTATTTAAATTGATTGGCATAAGTTTCAACTAAGGAAACTAAACCAGGGCGCATTTCTTCACGTGTTTGACGATACAATTGGATGAGCTTCGATTCATTCTCTTCTAGGTCACTGCTATTCAATTCAACTCTTCCCCAAAGAATATAAGGAATATTAAAGCCGTGGTCCTCGAGCAGATCTAATTGATCAGTATCTAAGGCTGCATTGTGCTTTTCATAACGTACAACTGAGTTCTTTTTAACGTTCAAAATATCAGCAAGATCTTCCTGATTATTAAACCCTAAGCGTTTCCGCTCATCACGAAGCCGACTACCGCGCGTCGACAAATCATCATTTTTCATACTTTTTCCTAAAAAAGCACTTGATAATCACCATAAATAGTACTAAATTATGATTACTGAGTTACTAAGTAACGATTTATGGTGATTTTCGCATGAACAAGTCAAATGATCAAACTAAACAACGTCACACTGAGGGAACTATGGTTCGTTGGACCGCTGACCAGCTAAAAATCCTTCGTAAAGTTGCTTTTGAAAACGAAAAACAACCTGCTGTTTACATCCGTGAATTTATGCTCAAACACTGTCCGGAATTAGCCCAGTCAGAAACGGATGAGCGATTGTAATCAAAGTCAATTTTGTCTGCATAAAAAGCTACAAAGACAAACAAAATATTCACAATCTCAAACAGTTATCAATTTTCAATCGTGTGGTGTTAAATGTCAGATATATCAAGACGCATAGATGACCGTCTTAACCAAATCTTCAAATTCAAAAGAGTTGGAGAATGGTATAGACAAGGCATCTGCCCACAGTGCAGCAAAAAAGAATGCTATACCCATGCGATAAAGCCTCGTGTGGTGAAATGTAGCCGTTTAAATAATTGTGGTTATGAAGAGCACGTCAAAGACATTTGTGAAGACTTATTCAAAGATTGGTCTAAAGAGTTTCCTAAAACTGAAGTAAACCCTCATGCTGCTGCCGATGCTTATTTACGTCATGGCCGTGGCTTTGATATTGCCCCTTTAAAAGGTTTATATACACAAGATACCTTCAGCAACGAACTAAAATATCCTGGTCTTTATACCGGTACTGTACGCTTCAAATTAGCTGAAGGAATTTATTGGGAACGTTTTATTGATCGTCCAGAACGTTTTGGACGTCAAAAAGCGAACTTTATTGGCAAATACGAAGGATTATCTTGGTCTACAGTAAATCTGGATGATCTTTGCAATGCCCCTTCCTTCTGGATTACTGAAGGCATTTTTAATGCCATTGCATTAATCCAATCAGGCCAACCAGCTATTGCTACCATGTCTACTGGTAATTACCCATCTGTATTACTTAAACAGATTGCAGACCGTTGCCATGAACTAAAAAAAGACAAGCCACGTCTGATCTGGGCATTCGACAATGACAAAGCTGGCAAGGATGCAATTAAAAAATTTCACCTACGTGCACTTCAGGAAAAATGGGCTTCTTCAGCTGCTCTACCACCTCACCAGGTCAAAGGTAAAAACCTTGATTGGAATGACCTATTTATGCACGACTTACTACACAGTGAAGAACGTGCCAAATATCGTCATTACGGTGAACTACTGATTGCAGAAACGGCTGAACAAGCTGGCTTACTGATCTACAACTTCAAAGAAGGCCGAACCAAAACTTTTTTCTTTAATCACAATTTCCGTCTGTACTGGTTCAACCTGGATTACGACAAATACGCTAAGCGTATGAATCAGATTGAAGAAGATCCAAGTTTTGATGCACTACTCGATCAACAGAAGCGTGAGCAAGCTTTACGTGACTGTGCAGCTGTCACTGAGATCTGTAACGCTCAAATTGATCCCCTTTATTTTGAACGTAATGAGGTTACAGGCGAAGCCTGGTATTACTTCAACGTACAAAGCCAATGGGCAGAAAAGAAAACTCAATTTACCCCAAGCCAAATCGGTAGCCGTAGCAAATTCAAAGATGCAACTATGGAAGTCATGGCTGGAGCAATGTGGACCGGTACTGACCAACAGCTTGAATTTTTTATGAAACGTAAAACGGAACGTTTAAAAGAAGTTAAAACGACTGATTACATAGGCTATTCAAGTGAATATGAAACTTACATCTTCCCAAAACATGCTGTGCATAAAGGGCAAGTTATCCCCATTAATGAACATGATTACTTCAAAATTAAACGTCTTGAACTCAAGAGTTTAGCGAAGTCCCCTGTCATTACATTAAACCCAAAAAAAGAATTTAAACCGTTTTGGTGGAAAGACTTTTACCGGGTACGTGGTAGTAAAGGGCTAATTGCCCTCGCATGGTGGACCGGTACATATTTTGCCGAGCAAATTCGCTCTATACATAGTTCATACCCTTTCATTGAAATTATTGGCCAAGCTGGTGCCGGTAAATCGCGTTTGATTGAGTTTTTATGGAAATTAAGCGGTCGTAAAGAGTACGAAGGCTTTGATGCCAATAAATCAACAAACGTGGCGATTTATCGTAACTTTGCCCAAATCTCCAACCTTCCAGTTGTTTTGATTGAAGGTGACCGTAACGATGCACAAGGCAATAGCGTCAAACAAGCAAAGTTTAGTTGGGACGAACTCAAAGATGCTTTTAACGGTCGAGCAATTCGCTCGAAGGGCCTAAAAACCGCTGGTAATGAAACATATGAACCACCTTTCCGTGGTGCCATCATGATTTCGCAAAACAGTGCAATTGCAGCCTCTGAAGCAATTTTGACTCGTACTCTCCACTTGTCTTTCGACCGCAAAGGACAATCGCTAGAAACTAAACGCATCGTGGATGCTTTGGACCGTATAGAGCTGGAAGAAGCATGTACTTACATGACCCATTGCCTACGTAAAGAAAATGAGATCCTTACTACTTACCAGGAACGTCTAAAAAGCCTTGAAGATCAATATCACGGTGTAGGTATTACACATACACGTATTGCCCTTTGCCATGCCCAAATTGCAGCACTGATTGAGGCTATAGCTGAACACGTACTGAATGGTTATCTCGACTATGAAGAAGTAGCTCTAGCCCAAGAAATGCTAATGGAAATGGCTCAACAGCGCGTGGACCAACTCAACGGTGACTGCCAGGAAGTTGAACAGTTCTGGGAAGCATTTGAATACCTGCAAAGTGGTCGATCTGCACCATTCAGTCTTAATCATTATGACAACGATGCTCAGACTATCGCCATCAATTTAAATGAAGTCTACAAAGTCGCTGCCCAGCAGTACCAGAAACTTCCTGAAATTACGTTGATGAAAAACTTACTGAAGACATCACAAAAGTTCAAATTTATAGAATCTAACCGAGCTGTTAGCTCAAGCCGCTATCCAACTGATGCTGCTAAAAATCTGAATGCTGACAATGAAATGTCGGACAGACGTAGAACAGTGAAATGTTGGATTTTTTCAAATCCAAACTATGGAGCACCACAAGCATGAAATCAAATGTGTGGGATGACTTAGATCTTAATGCACTGCCATTTATTGACAAGGAAATTGGACCAGAGAGTTTCAAGGAGCAATACCTTTGTACCTGGGATCCTGGTCATGACGTTACTCATCAACTCAAAGATGACCAACGAAATATTGATGAGGCAATTAACCAAGTTCAAGCTTGTATTTGTTCTTTGGAATACAGCGCAACAAGAACTGCAAGAAAGGAGGCAAAAGAAGTACTGCGAATAATTCGGGCAAATTTAAATTGGGAAAAATACGATGAACTAAAAAATAAGGTCATCAAATTACAAAGCTTACTTTTTAAAGCTGGCTGACATTTAAAAGGAAAGATTATGAAGTTTAAAGCAAAAGACAAAGTGGTTTTTGAAGCAGATTACATCCCTAACAACCAAGTGATGACTATCACTCGTGGGACTCATAAGTCACATGGGGGGGTTAATCAAGTCCGATTGTTATTAGGCTTGGCGCTATCAAGTGATTTACGTCTAGCAACTGAGGAAGAAATAACAGCTGACCACCGCATCAAAAACTAATTTTTTAAGCACACATACAAAAGCGGCAACTTCTGTATGTGTCACACAACCACATGAGAGCGCAATTATGCAAAACGATTCTAACGTAGAAATCACACAAGCGGAAATTCCTGCACATTTAAAGTGTGATCCGCGCATTTTTAACGTGAGTTTGAAAGATGATCATGGAGAGACCTGTGAACTTGTGTTCAAGATCATCATTAAATGTACTGATGAAGCACTTCATGAACACAATAAGTTTTGGTCTAACCATCAAGAAAGGCTTGAAGACAATAATGGCGATATTGTCGCAGTAATTTTAAAGCTGATTGGTCCAATGGTGCACACAGCTTGCCATGCTGGTAAAGATTGGGTTGGGGTTGGCAATAGATACGGAATTAACTCAATTTTTAATGAGGAAGGCTGGGATCCTGAATGTTTCGAAATCACAAAATTATATTTCGAAGATTACATCAATGATGATGCATTTGAAGTCTCACCAGCAGTAATGGAGGACTAATCATGAAATATTCAGTAGATCCAAAGTTCAAGGAATATTACATAGAGTTAGTAGGCGAAGAAAATGCAGATTTCACAGTAGATAAAAATGGTTTACTTGAAGATCGTGATGCATTTTTGGCACATGCATGCTGGGAATACAAAGAAAATCAATTAAAGGCCTATCAAGAGCAGATAGAAAATTTAAAGCTTCAAAATGACTGCATGATTGATCAAACATGGTTCATGAAAGGCACACCTTTAGCAAATCTTATTAAACATGCTGAAGGTGTTTATAAAGCTGAAGTGGCATCGCAGAACTCCAAAATCAAATTTGGTACGGACGATAATCAACAGTGGTTCGCCCATGATGTTCCATTTTTTGGAACTGTTCAAATTGACCGTATTGAAGAGCATGGTTTAGTTGAGTGGGATATCCATTTCAATGAATGTTGGCAAGGGCCCTTTAATTCTAAGCAACGATGTATTCAGCACTTAGAAGAATGCATTGCTGAAAAACGTAAAGAAGCTCAGGAGGGATAAATCATGTCTAAATATCAATGCAAATGTGGTGGTCTTATTCTTCCCGACTTTGACTCATTCCAAGTTGGTGATGAAGTTAATTGTATGGTTGAAACCCATAAACCTATTGGTAATGGCATGGTAAGTGTAAACCAACGGGCTTTTATAGGGAAAATTCTTAATATTAATGGTGACGAGTTCAAAATAAAGTCTAAAGGCAAACAATACACGTTCTTACGTGGTGAATTTTCTCCAATTGATGCACCAGGACCAATTGAATATTTCCGTTTAGGTAAGTGCCGTTGTGAATTAAATCAGGAGCAAAAACCATGCGCGGAATAAACAAAGTGATATTGGTCGGTGTGCTGGGTGCCAATCCAATTCCTAAACAGTTTCAAAACGGTGGCTCCTATGCTCAGTTTTCAATTGCCACTTCAGAAAAATACCAGGACAAACGAACTGGTGACTGGATTGAAAATACAGAGTGGCATCGTATTGTTGCCCACAACAGACTAGGAGAAATTGCCTGCCAATTTCTTAAAAAAGGTTCAAAAGTTTATATCGAAGGGTCATTACATACACGGAAATGGACTGACCAAAACAATCAAGACCGTTACGTAACTGAAGTTAGAGCCATTACTTTTCAATCGCTCGATAGCTTGCCACAAGCAAACCCGGTTTAAGGAACGAAATATGGAACTAGTACTACCAGAACATCCTATTGCTCATGAAGCCTATGAAGCAGTAAAAGCCATGAAATGTGAATATATCCAGATTGTGGCTCAAACTTACCAAAAATCGCCTACTGAAACCGGCTATTTCATATCAGGTATTTTTCCAAGTACAGCCCAAAGAGGCGTAAATAGAATGGAATGGATTTCTGATTTTGAATGTATAAAAGGAGGAGAATAATGACCGTAAGTGTGGACTCACTTATCGAGAAAATGCTTCTGAAATTAATGAAGCAAATCGAAGCAAAGCCAATTATTCCAATTGAATGTCAGCTCTGGGATGAACAGGATATTGCAAATTACTTTAAATATTCATTGGACTACACCAAACGCCATATTATCAGTAATGACAATTTCCCGCCGAGTCGAGAGCTGCCAACCTCTGCTACTGGAGATCGTACAGTATCACGCTGGAAGGCTACTGATGTCATAAGTTTTGGTATGGCATTTGATAAAACCAATATAAAATATAGCTGATAAAAAGCCACCGTAAGGTGGCTTTTCTTATGCTAACAATCGACTTAAACCGGATGACTGGTTTAATTCGTCCAGGATCTCATCATTTGTGGGGTTATAGTATGTCAAAGCCTGTTTAGGATCTTTCCAACCAAAGATTTTGCATAAAGTAAGTGCATTTTTAATACGTCTGGCCATAAGTGAAGCTGCCTCATGTCGTGAATCATGAAAGGTTAGATCTGAATTTTCTAATCCAGCTTGTTTACGTGCCTTTCTAAATAATGCATCACGTGACGAATCAGAAACAGTAAAAACTTTTGGACTCCCCTTTCGGTCAATTTTTAAAGCTAATGTCCACAGCTGAAGCGCAAAATCATCTAACGGTACCTTTCTAGCAGTACCATTCTTTGTTTTATCTAATTGAACATAGCGTTTAGACAAAAAGACGTGCTCAGGCAAGCGATTTACGATTTCTCCGGATCTCATCCCCGTGGCCATAGCAATAAGCCAAATCAATCCAACCTCTTGCATTTTAGTAGTTGGTACTGTTCCAGGTTTATATTTTAGAGCCGCCAGCATGCGCTGAAGCTCTTCAACTTCTGTACGTCTTTCACGATGCGGAGGTTTTTTAGGTTTTCGGAGGTTTTCAACAGGATTAAATTCAATCCATCCTTTATCCTTTCGGCACCAGTTAAAGAATGAAGACAAAGTAGAATAATCACGCAAAATAGTTGAAGGCTTGAGTGGCTTAATTGTTCTTTTACTAACTGTATCTTCCCACTGCTTTAAAAATTCCCCTTTATAACAACTAAGTGGCCAATCAGTATTTGGCAAATTGTCCTGGTAATAGCGGATCCGTTGCATTTCTTTTTTTGCAGTAGCTTTAAATCTGGAAACTTCATCTGAGTAACGGCCAAGAGCCTCACGCATAGTAATAACAATTTTACTATTAAGAGCTTTTTGAGTTGAGTCATTTAAAATGAGATTTCGTTCTGTCTCCTTGGCCCAACGGATTGCTAATTCTTTTTTTTCTAAAGTTTTAGTAACACGCACACCATTTAAAACAACATCTGCTTTCCATTTCTTATTAGGACGTTGATAAATCGACGTACTCATGTAAATAAAATCTCCTTAATCATTCTCAAGTTTCCGACCGGGTGGAAAACGGGTGGAAACATATACCAAAAAAAACCGCGAAATACCGTAAAAAAACATAAACGCCAGAAACGACAAAGCCCCAAGCCTTTGATATATAAGGCTTGGGGCTTTGGAGAATCTAATAGATTCTGAATATGGTCCCGAGGGTCGGACTCGAACCGACACGTCATCTCTGACAGCGGATTTTGAGTCCGCCGCGTCTACCAATTTCACCACCTCGGGAGAGGAAGTATGTTTGTGTTGCGTATATTAGCGCGTTTGCAAAACTTGTCAAACCCTAAGTGAATATTATCGTTCACTTTTAGATCATTTAAACATTTTTCATGATTTAGGCCAGAAGCACAGCCATAAAAAAGCGAAAAAGTTTATACTAGGCGCAATTTTTGCGGTGTTTTTTCTCAAATATGCAACTGTCTGACTTTTCCTTTGAACTACCCGATGAACTTATTGCCCGTTACCCACTCGAAACACGTAGTGCTTCGCGTTTATTGCATTTAGATGCTAAGGGCCAATATCACGATCATATGTTCACAGATATTATTGATCTGTTCGAAGAAGGTGATTTATTGGTACTCAACGATACCAAAGTCATGAAAGCTCGACTTAAAGGGAAACGTGCTACAGGTGGTGCTATTGAAATTTTAGTTGAGCGTATGCTAAACCACACCACAGCGTATTGCCATATTAAAGCGAGCAATTCACCTAAAGCAGGGGCTGAGCTTTTTGTTGGTGCGGACAATATTCCCGTGATTGTGCGTGGCCGTCACGAAAACTTATTTGTTGTTGAGTTTTCACAACCAATTTTGCCAGTACTTGAGCAATATGGTCAGTTACCTATCCCGCCTTACTTCAATCGTGAAGCAGAAGAAATTGATACTGAACGCTATCAAACGGTTTTCCATAATCCAGAAAAAATTGCCAGTGTGGCTGCCCCAACAGCAAGCTTGCATTTTGACGAAGAGTTGTTAGCAAAGTTAGACCAAAAAGGCGTTAAGAAAACCTTTGTGACTCTTCACGTCGGAGCAGGTACTTTTATGCCTGTACGCACTGATGACATTACAAATCATGTTATGCACAGTGAATGGTGTGATGTTCCTCAAGAAACTATTGATTTAATTTTGGCAACTAAAGCACGCGGTAATAAAGTGATTGCTGTGGGTACAACTGCAACACGTGCTTTAGAAAGTGCAGCTCAAGCACATGGCGGAAAAATCGCAGCATGGACTGGTGATACGCAAATCTTTATTTATCCGGGTTATGAGTTCTGCATCGTAGACCGTTTAATTACTAACTTCCATTTACCTGAGTCTACCCTGCTCATGTTAGTTTCAGCATTGTCAAATAGAGAAAATATTTTGGCTGCTTACGAACATGCCGTTAAAGATCGCTATCGCTTCTTTAGTTATGGCGATGCAATGCTGATTGATAAATTAGAAGTTTAA